ATTTTTCAAGCGCCTCAGCCTCATCAGTTGCCTCCTTGCTTGTCAACTTGTTTTCATTCAATACATCGGCATATATCAGTTTTTCCTCCTCGGCTAATTTTTCCTTTGCTTTGGTATAATTTGCGTTGATTTTTCCTATCTCGGTAGCATTACCCTCAGCGCCTTTGATTAAATCCTTGTATTCATCATCAAGAGCATCAATTCGAGCCTGTTTTTCTCTTTGGTATTTCTTATCATTTTCCTCCTGTTCAAATGTCGCTTGGTCAAGGATGCGATTTACCTCAAGTTGATATTTTTCATCTACCAATCGAGTAAAATGATTCAAGTCATACTGACCTGTTTTTGTTACCTTTTCCTTTTGCAAATCTACCTCAGCCTGAATGCGATTCTCAAGGTCGGTAATGGCTCGTTTTTTCTCAATGTCATCGAGTTTATTGAGTAGTTCCTCCTGTTTGCTTAGATACTCATTTGTTTTCTTAAATTCAGAATTAATTTCCTTTTGTTTCTTTTTGTTTTTGTCAGTTGATTCACCTACATTCCCCATCTCCTCATCAAAATCATCATAACCTGATGTCAGTTCGGTAATTCTTGCCTTAGTATCCAAAATTGTACCGCCAAGTTCCTGCAATCGAGAATCATGCATATGAACTACACCCTGAGCGCTCCCAAGTTCTTCCGTATATTTCCGCACATTGGCCTCAGCGATTTGCAAATCTTTTGTATATTCTCTTACCAATACAGGGTCAAATGTACCTCGTTGTTTTTCTCTGATTCCTGCGAGTCGCTCCTCCTCTTTTCGTAGTTTTTCCTGCGCCTTTACTACTTTTTGTTGCGCCGTTGCTTTCCTTTCAATAACCTTTTGAATCGCCTCCTCATTTTTCTTGATTTTGAATTCCTGCTCTTTGAGTGCGATATAATTCGCCACCGCAGTATTCAACTGAGCCGTAAATTTGGTTTCATCCTTGATGTTTTTCAAGGTAGTACCATATTTGGAATTTATTTCATCGAGTAATTTTTGACGTTCACCTGATTCATAGGTCGTATTTCTTAACTGCTCAATCAATCCAACAAAAGCACCTGTTTCCTCGCCCACATATTTGTTCATTTCGGCAGTATATTCAGCGCTCCCCTCTATTTCAGCGTTATACTCTCTCATCGCCTCTTTCATCTCCTCAGTTTGCACCTTAACTCCAGTGAATAACTCCTGAACTTTGTCCCAATTCGCATATATTTCAGTAGCCACAACCATGAGTATACCAAATGGATTAGATGCCATCGCCGTTTTTAGAGCCTTAAATCCACGGGATAGACCCATCAGGGAGGCTTTCATAATTCCTACCCTTTGAGCCACCTTTACAAATGACCCTCCGAGCATATTATTGGCTAATGTCTGAGCCGTGGTTGCCACCCTAAATGTCACATACATTCTCAGCAAAGTACCTAAAACTTTGCCTATATCGGCGATTGCCTTAACAAATTTTCGTACATCCTCGATAGTAAGATTTGAAAAGAATTCGAGTAGCGCTTTGTTCATTGGTCGCAGTTCCTCAATCAGTACGCTACCGAGCATTTCTTTGGCATCTCCGATGGAATTTTGTAACTGAGTGAATCCACCATCAGCCTCGGCGCTTGCTTTTGCCGACCCTCCAAATTCGGTATTCATTTCCTTTAGGATGATTGCTTGAGCCTGCTCTAATTTTCCACTTTCAACGAGGCTTTTAATCAAATCCTGCTGAGATGCCGTAAATGATACCCCGACCCGTTTCAGCGCCGTGATTCCTTTGATGGGGTCATTCAATGCCTTACCTAACTGAACGGATGCTGATTTCAAATCGCTACCCATTTTTGTCGATAGGTCAACAACAGCCTGTTGAGCCTTGTCAAATATCGGTCCTGTAATACTTGTAAACGTCAAAAGCACCGAGGTCACATCCTGCAAAATCGCCTCATCTCCGAATAGGGTCTCTTTTTGAATCGCACTCGCTTTCGCTTTCAATTCATCCAATGTGAATCCGACCTTATTACCTGTAGATTCGAGACCTGCTTGCACCTGCGCCACGGCTTTCTCCTGAATTCGTGAGAGTTCAATGGATTCGGTAACAAGTTCCTTTAATTTTCCGACCGCCATTGATAAACCAAATGAAACCCCAACCGCTCCTAATACTGAGTTCAGTTTACTCATGGCGCTTGAGTAATTACCTACGTTCCTGAAATTATCTCCGACTCGTTTGTCAAGTTTTTTCAACTGCGCATCACCACGTTGAGCCGATGCCGTAACTGATTGATACTGAGCGCTTAATTTTCGATAGGCATCCGTATTTTGTTTACCTGCTCGCTCCAAAGCAAGTAATTCAGCGCCTAATCGTTTTGATTCATTTTTTAGGTCTCGAGTATTTTTCTCCAGTCGTTTGTATGCGCTTGCCTCGTTTTGCGCCGTGCGAGTCGCTTTCTCCTGTAGCCTTGAGAGGCGCTCAGATTCCTTTTGTTGTTGTTGTTTAGTCCTGAGTTCAGCCTGCTCGGTTTTTTGCCGTTGTTGAGCAGTTTTTTCCTGCTCCTGTTGAGCCTTTTGGAGTTGTTGTTCTGCCTGCGCTTTGAGTTTTGTGATGTTGATGGATTGCTCCATCAATGTGTTTGCTTTTTGTGTCGTTTGCACAAATGTATTTAGTCCTGATGTCGTGTTTGTAGTCGCTCCCTTGAGAGTTGACTGCATAGCATTTGCAAGTTGTTTGAACTCAGCATCAAGTATATTGAGTTGCTCAATCGTTTTTTGAGCCGATAATCGTACCCCCTCAAATATATCCTCCTTGGTGAATAAATCGCTACTACTTATCTTTTTTGCCATTTTCTATTTCGTTAATTCGTTTATATTCCTGTAATAGCGTATAGTATTCACCTGCCGTGATGTCTTTTGACCTGAGCCAATAGCCTACAAACTTGGATAAATGTACCAATGTTTGCTCAATCGATACACCATGCCCGTTGTTTGATAGCATCATTTTTAGGTTTTCCTCCTCTATCTCTAACAAAGTTAGTGAAAATCTGTCTTTTGTAGTCACATACTTGAGTTGTATCTCCGCTTTCTTTTTCAATACCTTGAGTAATTCCTGATATTGCTTGCCTAATCCGTATTTGTTTAGATACTCATCATTGATTCGACAAAATGCCTCCTCATCCTTTTCAATAGTACCCATTTTTGATACCCGAGTGAATTCGATTTCACCCTCAAGGCATTTCATCCAATTATACAATGGAACGTCATCGAGTGACTGATAATACTTGTATGATTTGTTGCTTGTATTTGTCCGCGAGTATGAGGGCAACTTTCGATAGATTTTCATCAGTAAGACCAATAATGTTCTCACCATACTCGTAAAAGAGATTCGTTTCCTCTCCTTTCTCATCTTTTTTGATTGGGTCTGCATCGATTTCGATTAAGTTGTCGTAAATATAAATTATCATTGATTCATAAAATGCTCCCGTATCTTTTAACGTGTACGGAGTGCCTGCCTTTTTGTCGGGATTCATCAACTCAGTCCACTCCGAATAATATCCGATTATGTCACCATCCGAGTCGATACCCTGTGAAAAAAGTTGGTCATTTCTGATAAGGTCGAGAATGTAATTTTTGAAATTTGGGTCATTAAATGCAGTCATCCAAAACACCCTCATTGAGAGTAGATTTACCCTGCGTAATTGTTGCCCCAAAAGTGTATCCATCAGTGAAACCATGCTCAAAGATACAAAAAATTTTGCCCCTCGGAATCCCTATGCAGGATAGCGAAACGCATATCTCTAAATTTTAATAGTTGGATATATGAAAAGGGGTAAAGTCGCTTAAAACGTACGAAAATGCCCTTAAATCGCATTTGCCATTTTTGGATTTTTTGAACAAAATACCCCATTTTTTACCCTGATTTTAAGTCAAAATTGCATATCTCGATACGCGATATTGTCACAAATTTTGTCAGTTTTTGTGATGATTTTTTCAGCCTATAGGTTGATTTTTGAATCGTATTTTTTAACTTATAGCCTTAAATTTTGTCTCAAGTATTTCCCATATTTGCGACAAAAAAAGGGAGGCAATCGCCCCCCTTTTCGGTAGTAGGTCAGTTCAAAAATTACACCGCAGTGAAAGTGATTGAACCTGTGAAACCTGCTTTGGTCACACTCAAAGTGTATGAGTCACCAGTGACAAATGATGCCAAAATGATGTACGTTCCCTCAGTCGGCTCAGATACCGCAGTGATGGTGAACGTAGTCGCATTTGTGTTGTCATACAAGTCGAAATCAGCCAAAACTGCCCCTTTGAATTTCAAAGGATTGATTGCAGTTCCATAATCGAATGTAGCATCAACTTGAATCGATGTGTTAGCAACCTGAACAGGATTGATTAGATTTACATCCAATAAACCTTTCAAGTCATTAAAGTTTTGAGATGCCTCATCACTTGTAATCATCCACAAAGTTGACTCATCAAAGAAACGATTCCAATCAAATGCAAGCATGATTTTTTGGATAGTCGAATCAGTTGCGAACATCAGGGTCGGATTCCATGATTGATTATCAACAGGAATCGGGTACAAGTAGTTACCTACCTTGCTACCAATCAATGACCCGTTGATGTCTACAACGTAGATACCAAACTCAACACATCGACCTGATGATAATTTCCCCAAAAATTGAGGAGTTGAATCATATGCCCATAATTCTCCTGAAAATGAGCGCTTTCCTTGACGTAGGTAAGCCATACGACCTGAATTCGCCTCCTCGAAAATGGTATCCGCTTTCGGTAATTCCACATTTTCGAAAGTTGGTAATGGATACCATCTTTGAGATTCATCCTGCATGTTGACTAAGCCATCCCAATTCGGTAGGGTCGCTAAATCAATTCGGTTATATGCGCCTGCATTATCCTGCAAAGGCACTAAAATAAGTTTACTCGTTACGCTTTGCAACGGCAAACAATTAGGTCTCCCTGTGTTGGATAGACCTAAATCGCAATTACATCCTATAGACATTTTTTTTTAGTTTTTAAGTTTTACAATTTTTAACAAATACAATTCCCCTTATATTTCACTAACTTGATACGCATCTCCACCCCACTCAAATTGGCATCTAAGATATTTGAAAACATTCCATCAGTTTGCTCAGTTCCAAATCGGCTAAATGTGATGAGTTCGTACTCATCAAACCGAATGAATCTCGCATCGTTTTCAAGGCTTTGCAGGAACTCATTACATAGTTTCTCCATTGGGTACATCACATTATTCCGATGGTCGGCAGTATAATACTGAACGGCATTGGTTTCATCAAGGAAAAATATGCGAATATCAGCATCAAAATCGTAGGCGCTTTCCATTCCATACTTTTTCATACGAATTACCTCTAAAAGCCATACTAACGGCAGTTTAGCGCTTAAATTGGGTGAACTGATAGTCCATTCCCGATTTGTCGCTAATTGCGTGCCTGTTATCCAATATGGCTCAGGTAAAGTGATAACACCATCCAACGGATTGAGATTTGATGGGTTGAGTGCCTGAGCAGTTACCCATTCATCGTACTCAATGGTTAGGATTCGATACGATTCACCCGAGGAATCCTCCACGATTTGACCGATTCGCATCCATTTGGTATTACAAATTTCAGTTCTATCCAATACGGAATCATACACCCCATTCACCGAGTTATCGATGCCAGTGCAAATTCCTTTGATGATATTTGATACCTCGTTTGTCATACCCAATAAGCCATTAATTTCTCCCTGCCGTTGTAAGTTGTAATATCACCAACACCAACATAAACCACCTCATACACCGCATCAGGGTCATTTCCGTTGCCCTCAACACGAATTCGGTCTCCAAACACAAATCCTGTAGTCAGCGACTTATTCAATGGATTCAGGTTGTGACCTGTAATCAATCCCTCTTTGACCACCGCAACGCCGAACTGAGCATCATTATTGCCCAAGTTGATGTTGACAATATCATTCGGCATGTATCCTGAGCCACCTGATGAGCCGATTTGAACTGCCGTGACTTGACCTGTGTTTGGGTCAGCACTGATGTCGACCAACAAACCACTACCCGAGCCACCAAAAACAGGTACATCAGTAGCATCAACATAGCCTCCCGTACCAACTGATACCAAGTTACCCGATACAACCTCCCCGATAGTCTCGGCAAAGATTTGAATTTTTGGATTTCCTGTAAGTACACCACTGCAATATCCAACTTGAGTCACCTCTAATTGAGCGCCATTACCCGTACCTGCACCTAATTGATAAATTGAGCCTACATTATAGTTGTAGCCACCATGCAATATATCATAGTCAACCAATTCACCTAAACCTCCAACCTGAGTCACTTGAATTTTAAATCCCGTGTTACCTACAAAATACTCATCACCAACCACATATCCTGACCCCTGCATGTCGATTGTCGCTAATTGCACCCAACCATCAACAACGTATATGGATTTTTGACCACTCGTATAATTGATGTTGTTTTGCTCCAAACTAATCGTAACAATCTGACCCGTAGGTAAATCATTCCAATTCAGGAAAATGTAGTCACGAATCGCCATGAATGACTTTATAGCAGTGTTGTATCGATTGTACATCAACGTAGTCAATGTAGTTGTTTGTTTTGATAGTTCACTGCGAGCGATAGTATTCCCAAATGGGGTCATCATGTTCATCGAATCCTTGAGGTATTCAAAATAAATGAATCCGATTAGCATCTCTTTGATTCCATCCGAATTGATTTGTCTAAACACATTCACATCGGCATGGAGTTCATTGAAAAGCAAAAGAAAATTAGGCGATTGAGGTACATACTGATTGTTGACCAAAATCAAATCAGACATGAACTCATTGTACAAAGTTACTCCGAATAATTCCCGTAGGTAGTATGGCTCGTATTTATCGATGTACGCTTGAAGTTTTGAGGCATCATAAATGCCTGTATGCAGTTCATATTTTCCCGTAAAATCGCCTAAATTTACTATCATTTTCCTCTATTTTTCATGTTTGCGATGCCTTTTCGTATAAAGATTTTCAGCAGTTCTCCAGTGACTCTCCAAATCGTACCCTTTGGCATGGTTGGATTTACACCTGTAGCGACTGCCTCATACTCTTTTTTATCATCGATTTCCACCTCGATTGAGAATTTCTCATCAGTTTTTTCCACATGGATGTCGACTCTTTTTGAATCTAAATCCGCAGTGAATCCATCCTCGGTTTTGCTGATTTCCAAATCTACATTCGGGGTATCGATTGATACATTCACATCCGTTACCTTTGATTTTCGACCTCTTTTTTTGATTTCCTGTGCCATGTGAGTGAGATTTTAATTTGTATTTTTAGTTAGTTATTATAGGGCGGCGATAGCCGTTGTGAAATCACCTGTAACAAATGCTTTCGTGTCATTTTGTTTCACGAATGAACATAAACGAGCCTCAGCAAGGATTGATACCATGTTGCGAGCGAAATCATCACCCTCGTAACCAACTTGGATATTTACACCCTCTCTCATTCGTACATTGAACTTAGAGAAATCTCCTACAAGGAAATTATCAGCAGTCATGTTTGTTGATGAGATGATTGTCAATCCGCTTAATTGCATGTTTGGTGACATACCTACCGCAAAGTTAGGGTAAGTGTACTCACCTTGAGTCGTTTTGCTCATTTCGATACGAGCCACATCATCAGGATGTAATACGATGTGAGTAGGAGTGAAATCACCACCCTCAACCTGTGCCTTAGCAACTCGTAAAACGTCTATCACTGACGGGTTTGTAACCGCACCTGCGAAAATACCTGCTGACCACGGAGTCGCTTGGTTGATAACACCATCGATGTTGTTACCTGCGCCGTTACCATTCAATAGTTGGTCATCGATATTTTGCTCGATAGACAACATCAAATCGTTGTTGATTTCAGCCTGAACAAATGCAAGGTCAGTCAACATCTCTTTAGATACCTTGATGAATCCTGCAACTTTCTTAACCGCTACGGATACCTCAGTGTATTGTACTTGACCATTTGCTTTCGACCCTGCCTCGTTGATGAAACCTGTCGTAGACAAAGTGTCCTGAGCGATGTAAGTAACGAACTTGCTTGATGTAGTTCCTACGTTAGAAATCTCCATGATTCTGCGGATAGGTCGAGCGATTTTGTTTACACCTGCCTCAAGGGTAGTCAAAGCATATGTACCAGTGTAGTCACCTGTGATGGTTGTGTCAGTTTTTACATCCAAGTTGAATTTATTTCCTTTGGATACGCTATCTAACATCTCAGCATGTTTTTCAGAAACCTCCTTGCGGATAGCCTCAGATAAGTTTGCAGGCGCTTTCTCAGTTGATTTTTTCGCCGTTTCTTTCACTGCCTCCAAGTTAGCCTCGAATTTAGCGATTGCGCTCTCGATTGATGCGCTTTTTTCCTCTAATGAGTTAAGTTTTGATAACTCACTTTTGATGGCATTGATGTCCTCAGAGGTTGCCATCCCTTTTGTTTTTTCAGCAAATAGTCCGTTTAATTTTTCAACTACCTGCTCAGGGGTTAAATTTTCCACTTTTTTAAGTTTTAGTTGTTTTGCAATTACTTGTTGGTGAATTGCTTTACCACATGCCCCCAATCGAATTCATCCGATGGCTTTCCCTTTTCCAAGTGTTCGGATTTTACGAACGGCTCGGCAGTTGAAAGTATCACAAATTGATTTTGAAGCCATTTTAATCGCATTTCAAGGGCATATCCTCGCTCATCTGAGTATTCACCTGTCGTGAGTGATTTTATGACGTTCTCGATGCTCTTTGATACCTCGATGAGTTTCGCTTGTTTATCCTCAGCCGATTTGACCTCCACAACAGGGGTCATTTCATTTGCTCCGAATGTCACTGCTGACCCCTCGAATAGTTTTACCTCAGTTATGTCGTAGTATCCACCCATAGGTAGAGATTTGTCCTCGACAAACTTGATTTTGTCCTGAATATATTGAAATCCGATTGAATGTTCTCGGATGATTCCCATTTTGTAATCCTCCCACGCATCATTTGAGATGGATGAGTTCCCCATTTGACCAACACCAAATAAACCATAGTCATCCTCCTGTAAGGTCAACCATTTACCGATTGGTTGTTGCCAATCATGGTGACGTAAAAACGCTATTTTTCGGTTGCTCGTTGAGTTCACACCTCTCTCCATGAGAGATTTGCTAAATGCCCCACGGCGAATGATGTCTCCATCTGAATCCATATTGTCGAATTTGCTCAGGTATACCGCTACCTGTCGCTTTTCGGTATCCATGTCCTTAATGACATCGAATGATTTTGTGTTGTATAGATTTCCTTTCATAGTGTAAAGTTAGTAATCAATTCTCAATAAATGACGTATTTCAGCCTCATCCATGTTTACCCCAAGGTTTCGGAGTTTCTCGAGGGTCTCGGCTTTGATTTTCATCGTGTTTGCAGTTGCCACCTCATCATCCTGCATGATAGGTAGATGATTGAACTCCGCTTTGAGATAAAATCCCTGCTCATGTAGACCCCACTGCCTCATCATTGAATCGTAAAGTGATTGCGTTTCAGGAATGATTGTATCAGTGTAAATCATACGGATGGAATCCCTCACATTTGAGAATGTAGACCCATCAACCGATGAGAATATATTTGCGTTCAGACCATACGCATCGAATAGAGCCAACTTGTCCGCAGTCAGTTCCTCGAATAACATCAGGTCTTTGGTAGGGTAACTCATCGGAGTCCATTTCACCTTAGCCTCGGTGATGATTAGTTCATCCTTTTGCCTACGATACCAATCCCTTTGTACCTGTTGTTTCTCCTCGGGGGTCATTGGGATTGCACCTGCCATGTCGCTATTCTCAGATGAGAGAATTCCTATCGCTCCGATATTTTCGAGCAGTACATTCCGTTTGTGATATTGCGCTTTGATGTTGCTCAATGGGTAGCGCAGGGTTTCCACTCGGCTCACAGGCTTGATGATATTCATCCCGTCATCCGTTGTGAAATAAAGCATATCAATCCACGCGATATTTTCCTCCTCTCCAGTGTCGTATTTGAAAGCGAATTTATCAATCAAATCCTCAGCATCCATTTGCTTGAGTTTCTTACCTGATAGATTCATTTTCACCTTATCAGCAGGCAACGGAACGATGAGATTTCTAATGCCTCCGAATCGCTGAGGGGCATATGCAAAAGCATTGTTATACAAACCATCCTGAACGCTCAAAGAATAGACCACATCCGCCCACGATTGGATAGCATTTGGATGGTCAATTAAATCAAGTACCCAATGATTCTCAACCTTATCGCCATTGGCATCGTATAGGCAGGGATGATTTGATGACATCATTTGCGCCCTCTTATCGATGACCGCTCTGAGTTCAGGTATCTCGATGTATAGCCTCCATGCATCATTAACATCGACCCATACCGCCTCCTTTTTACCCCATATTTGCGATTGATTGATAGGGAAAATGTTGCGCATCTCATCGATATAGCGCCCCATCGGATTAAAATTGACACCGAAAAACGACTGCCAAAAGTTGATTAAATCCATATTGAAAAGTATTTCATCATGTAAAGTTATTAAACATTACTCGTTTATCATGTAAAGGTATTAAACATTTTTGAATAACGATTGAATAAATAATGAGAGACCTGCTAAACAATCAGGCGCATCATCGTGTTTGTTTTTTCCCTCTTTGGAATAACTCAACACATTTTGTATGAATTGCAGGCTCTGAGGGTCGCTCTCTCTCCTTGCAAATGTGAGCCGATTTTGTATGTAAACGGATTGCATGATGATACGAGTCATTTTGTTTACCTGATTGGCTACCTGTAGTATTTTTGCCTCGGTCATCGTTTGCAGTTGTCGACTGAACATCGCACCCATCGAGTTTGATTCAACTCGGCAGTATTTGACCTGCCATTTGTTCAGCATCGATGCGCATATCGGTAGGGTCACATCAGTGTTATCCCTTGTATACACATAATCGACCACATAAAATGAGCGATTAATCATCACTGCGACCGCCATCGCCGTATAGTCAGCACCTTGGTCGGCTACATCGATGTAAGCGATTCCCCCATCGATTGGATGGCGCTCAATCAGTTCGTTCAGTTCGTTCTCATCAATGTACCTGAGTTCATTGAATAATCGACCTTTGATGTCGACAGGTTGTTGCATATACTCAGCGCTCCATATCTCAGGTGATGTGCGTTTGCGTTTGTCATGGAACTCCTCGGTAGTCATGACCGCCTCGCAAAATGATTTATCATCCCCAGTGAGGGCAGGTACGATGATACTTTTTTCGTACTGATTTTGCTCCATGTTCCGACCGATGACATCATTCAACGACCATCGTGTACCGATGTCGACCCGTGCGCATCCTGATTCAAATCGTGAGTCGTGAGTCGATTGTTTCCACTGATGGATTCGGTCATTAATCGTGTCACTCAAGGCATCCTCAATCCCTCGGTAAAGGTCATCGGTGATGGCTACCTTTGTCGCACCGAATCCGATGATAGTTCCTCCCACACCTGCGCCGAAATACGATACCTGCCGAGCCGAGTTTGTGTTCCATCCCTGTAGATTCTTTTTGTCATCTGAGAGACGTACATCAGTGAACACCTGTTTGTATCGGGTCGATTGAATAACGGCTCTCACATCGTACGAAAACTTGACGTATAGGGTCGCAGTACATGTGTTTCTCATGATTGATTCAGTCGGATTCCGACCTATGACCCATGCACAATACAGGGATGTTATGTAGGATTTCCCTGCCCTTGGAGGCATCGATACCGAGAGTGATTTGATGTGACCCTCCTCGATTTCCTGCATGGCATCAGCAACCTCCTTGAGAAATGGTCGAGCCGAAAAGAAATCAGAGTCCATGTATAGACAAAACTGCCATAATGAGCGCCTCGCTAATTCTCTACGCAGTAACTCCCTGAGATAGGCTTTGTCCTGTTGTGAGATGTCAGCCATTACCGAGTAAATCCATCAAATCATCCGTAGATAGACCCGAAAAATCAGGCGCTTTGATAGTCGTTTCGACCTCCTGTTTCTCCACATATCCCCTCTTTTTGCCCTTGGTTTTCAGGAAGAATATGATACATGCGGTATTTCCGTTGAGTATCTCCTGATGCAGTTTAGATTCAGCCAAGTCAAGCGCCATCGATTCGATGGAATCAATCGCCTGCCGATACTCAGAATCCTCCCTGAGCCATCGGTAGTGAGTATCCCTTGACACCCCAACCGACCTACATGCAGTTGTAACGATTCCGAGGCTCTTTTCCATCGCTTGAATCATCATTCCCTTTTGCACCTGCATGCTCACTCTTTTTTTAGTGTCTCCCTTTGTAAGAGAGTCCCCCTCCTTTACGATTGTTTTCATATGTTAAATTTTGTTGAATCGACATGCTTTTGAACTCCTCTTGTAGAGTCAGTATGTGTTCTTATTGCTCGTATGGTAAGGATACGACCTCCTAATGGTTTTGGAGGCGCTCCCCTTTCAATGTGCCATCCATGATTTGCATCTCCGTACTCCTCCTTATATGTACCTGTTATCATCAGATGTAGGGGTCTGAGTTCGGTTTTGTATCCTATTTTTGAGTGATGTGTGATTGATTCCCTAATGTCATTCCGTGCTGAATTCTCATGGATATGACCCATAGCAAATACATCGAAATCCTCATACATCTCTAATGCTCTTGTAAGGTTTATCGCTCCCTTTGTCACTATTCCTCCCCCTCCTGAGCCATGATGCATCTTTATTCGGGTCGTTGTGATTGCTCCATGTCCTATGTCTTGTTTTACGATTACCCATCCACTATATCCACCTGTTTGTACCGCCGTGCTACATTTGTAATTCAACAGGTCAACGAATCTTTGCAGTACATCGGTCTCTTGATATTTGATTATCCCTGTCTCATGGTTTCCGTAGTGTATGACCTTGATTATATCAGCATATGGGGTAAACCAATCGACCGCAGTTTCTACGATTGAATCGAGATACCTTGCATTATTATGCTCGGGTCTGATGTCTGATTTGTTACGGCGATTATCTCCCCTACCTTGCATGAGACAAAATGTATCTCCATTCAAAATAACGGGGATGTTTTTCTCTTTGCAATAGTCGAGATGTTTTTTGAGTAGGTCTTGGTCGCAATGAGGGTTATCCCAGTGTAGGTCACTCATCATGGCGATTTTGATTGATTCTCCATTCATGAGTAATTCATGTACGTTCCTTGAGTGCTTTTTTACCTCCATTTGATTCGTTTTGATATAGTTTTGTATCCAAAGGTATGCGTTTATATCTTACGATGTGTAAAATGCGCTTAAAATTGCTCTTTTACGCCTATTTTATGTGATTGTCGAGCAGGTAAAATGCTTGATTAGGAATTCGAGCCATGTCATCATTTGTATCGTATGGCATATCAGTCAATGTGCTATCTTTGGTTACAATTGCATGTTTTAGATTGTATTTTTCAATCAGGTTATCATGTTTACCGCCGTATGAGGCAGTCAGGGTCAAATTTGATGGTATGGATGAAATTCTATTTACCCAATAGTTGAGGGATTTGGTATATGCCCACATCTCGACCTCGGGATTTTCTCTCGCTATTTCGAGCCACATGTCAAAATATGCCTGACTGAAAAAATCACCTGATGCATGAATTCGGATTGCCTTGACCCCCTTTGGTAAAGTCGGTTTATTTCCGTTTTTGACCCATTCAAAATTTGACCATCGATGATTTCTGACCGCAGGAAATCGCTCGGGAGCCGATGCATAGCACCGATATTTTGTTGACTTATTTTCAAATTTTCCTGTCTCTCGATTCACCTTGACAAGGCACTCAAGTGCAAAGGGACAGGTGTGTCCAGTGGGTAAATTCCACTCGTAAACGACCCCCGAATAATACCTCGAATTTTTGACAAATTTCATGTGTTTTTGGTTTGATTGTTTATTTTTAGATTAAATTTTACCTCTCCTGAATCCCTATGCTGCATAGCGAAACGCAGTTCTCCATTTTTTAATATGTTGATATAGTAAAAGGGTCAAAGTGTCTTAAATCGCTTAAAAATGGCCTTAAAACGGATTTTGTAAATTCCATAATTTTAAGTTTTTTTAAGTCATTTTTTACTCAGAAATAAACGCTTTGAGAGGGTAAAATACGAGGGAGTTTCGGTACCCTCC